CATGATTTCAAATTGGTAGAAATTGATAATTTAGATACTATACACGAATTGTATAGTTCCGTGCCGAAAGAAATACAACGCATTTTGATCAATAATTATGGATACAAACCGGAAACAAACACGTTTGGAATACGCAAATCCGACCACGACAAAGACAATGAATTATCCACCTATTTATGTGAAAATGGGTACGACGGTTACATTATATCGTCCAAGAACATAAAAACGGATTCTGGCAGACATTTTCATCCAGAAATCGCAATTTGTCGCAATACACATATGATGAAATTTGTTCAAGTAGTGTCCACTGATACACAGATTGATTCCGCCATTGCAGAATATCAAGACAAAATCGGTAAACCTGCACGCAAATCAAAGAGTGCGCGTTCTATATTTGAAGAATCTCCACCGGCCAAAACCCCGTTCAAATCTAGATCTATGTTTGACGACGACGACGACGATGATGTACCCAACATAAGTACCCGACTGTTTGGTAGTGGTAAGTCAAACAAACGTCGTAATAAATCACTACGTCTTAGACGCAGTAAACGAAGATCGTCGCGAAATACCAAGAAAAAATGTAATCGGTAATAAGTTGATTCATGTAGTATATTTTTGAACTGCATGAATTTTTATATCAGACTATAACTAATTTACTATATCTATCTAGAATCCGACACTATATCCATCATCATAACAAGTCGTTACATCTTCTCCAGTATGTCGAATATTCACAATGTTATTCTGGATATCAATCTGACTCGTAGTACATGCTGCAACAGTTTCGGCACCGGTGGTCATACCACGTTCAATTTCGGCTGCGGTATTCTTCTGCTTGTATGGTAGACCATGTACTCCATCAAACGCCTTCATATCTAATATGATCTGACAAGCATTTGTACCGTACACTCCGTGTTGTCCACACATGATATTCGCCGATACACCACACATGTGGTCCAACTCACCATGTCTGGCCGCACTTAATAATACTTCCGTATGTACCTCAAACGTTGCTTTGGCAATCGGACCCACATTGTCATTCAATAGACCAGAACGGAAGATAGACACCATATTCTTGTTGCATGTCATGCGATCGCACAATAGACTCGTATGGTGATAATTGATACTCGCACCACTAAATGCCATCACTTCCACCAACTCATTGTGAATGCACTGCCGGGCGGCTTCAATTCCCAATACATTGAATATTTCTTTGATATCATTGCTATAGGTGCGACGATAATCAATGTAATCCAAGGCAAGAGTTTCCAATAGATTGGATCCAGTTGTATCCAATACCCATGTTTCTTTCTTCACATATTTGTCGTCTTCCTTGACCATACTATTTTGAATCTTACGGGGAAGCACATTGGTAATACCATTGACACCTCGGAGTACAATATTATTGAGTAGAGTATCTTGGAAATTCTTCAAGAGGTAAATATCATCCGATTGGTCGAGAGGATTGGCCACACCACGAGCCTTCTTTGCGGTCTTATCAAACATGGAAGCATTGGTGCGAATACGGAAGACCAACTTGTCCATGTTGTAATCCGAGAAGATACACTGCACGTCTTTACCATATTCACTATTGGAAACTGCAAAGTGGATATCGTCCATGGTAATATTCTTGTCCATCAGGGAATTTTGATCCATCTCCATGCGAATGATCCACTTGGACCGATTCGGTTGCTGAGCCGTGGTATCTCCCATACAATCTTTCACCATGTTTTCAAATTCATAAAACTGTTCCAAGAGTGGTTCGTCCTCGGAGATTTGGGTAGCGTCCGGATTCGGATCAAAGCATATTTGAATCGATTTGACCACATCCACCAACTTGGTATGACCCATCAGAATCGCAAATTGATTGATCTTGTCCTGGTCGGCTTCGTCTGAAGGCTTGAGATGGACTGTCATGGACGGATTCTTCGGATTCTTGGTCAAACGGAGAATTTCTTCAATACGAGGCACTCCACGCGTAACATTGGATTTGGAAGCGATACCGGCTGAGTGGAAAGTATTTAATGTGAGTTGAGTTGTTGGCTCGCCAATGCACTGGGCGCCAACCACTCCCACCATTTCTCCAGGATGCACCAATGCCTCTTTGAATTTCAAGAGGATCGTTTCCATCAAGAGCGTCAATCCCTTCTTATGGAATCGGCGTTTGACCAGTAGATCACGGGGTGTCAAATGATAAAAGTATAGGATACGGAAGAGTTCATTGGTCGGAACAATCGAATTGATCTTTTGGAAATAATATTCAATCATGTCAAAGGCTTCCAGTGGCGTCACATCCACTGCCGAATTTCCTTTGAGGTCCAACTGTCCTTGAATGTTCTGAATAATGTATTGGAAAGCCACTGGCATGCGTACGGAATTCTCGTTTTGGTAATTGTATACCTTCTCCATGACACGATCGCGCGCTTCGATAAGTTTTGTCACATATTCATAACATTTGTCGCGACATTGGTCACGTTGCTTGTTCATACGATTAATTGCTTCTTTCGTGAAGATGGAGAGGCGCAGATTGTTTTCGGCCTCGGCCATGCCAGGAATGTCGTAATGCATATAGATATCTTCAATCGACATATTGGACAAAGGCAACGATTGATTCTCCACTTTCATCGAGTCAAAGTTATCATCCCCATACGTAAATTGGATAATCTTCCCCTTGTTGTTACGGACGGTCATATCATATGCCACCATCAAATCCTCCATACCTTTCACTAATCTACGCTGGATATATCCAGTGGTGGACGTTTTGACCGCTGTATCAATCAAGCCAGTACGTCCAGCCATGGCATGAAAGAACAATTCGGGGGCGGTCAGTCCAGTGATATAGGAATTCTCCACAAACCCGCGCGCATTGGGCGAGTCATCATATTTCTTGAAATGCGGAAGAGTACGATCATCAAACCCATACGAAATACGTTTGCCATCCACCGATTGTTGTCCCAAACACGAAACCATCTGTGAAATGTTGTGGAGATTGCCCTTGGATCCCGAGTTCACAATCATCAAGAACCGGTTATCTTGACTGAGTGACTTCTTACCGATCTTACCCGATTCCTCCGTGGCTTTGTTTAAGATATTACTGACAACCAATTCAAAGGTGACCTTGTTGGATGCAGCCGTATTATTTTCGAAAATACCCAGGTGAATTTTGTCGATGATGGTCTGTACCTCCATCTTTTGCAATCGAATGACATCGACAATCATGTCACTCGTTTGGCGATCCGCAATGAGATCACTGATACCGACGCTGAATGAACTTGTCTTCATATATTCAGTCACAATGTTTTGTATATTGTCGTTATAGTCCGCACAGGCCATGTTGCCGAAATCATTGCAAATACGATGCAATATGCCTTTACTGGCCGATTCAAACACGGATTTTTCGATTTGACCGCGCTTGTACTTGCCAGCGTAGATTTCCAATACATTGTTATTTTCAGGATCCTTGACATCATCCTTGTCTTCATCGAAAAGACCGGTTTTATATTTGAGGGTAATGGGAGGGGTGATTTGGGAGAGGATATCAAAACTGGAGATGGTATCTCCTAGGCGACGGAGTTCATTGACATCGACGTGTGGATAACTCATGAGAAGATTCATGGCTTCTTTTGGGGTGAAGTTGATGTCTTTGCGGGTGAATCTGAAAGACCCGAGAAGCGAGTCTTGGAAAATGGCTATGATGGGCTTGTTGGAACCAGGGTTGATAATCTGGAAGGGGGTTGCCGCCAATTGGCGGAGTTCTATTTCTGTGGTAATATTTTGTGGTATATGTGCATTCATTTCCATTGTATTTTACTGGCACCGTGCCACCTGATCTTTCGAGTCAGGAATAGACTTTACCTTATGCCTCATCTGGTTGATTAGACCATCATTTGAGACCCACAATCATCAAGTCGTTGAACCTTCCCCATACTCTTATCATAGCGAGATTAGGGGCTTGGCTGCGGATTGTCCAATACTTCACCGGTTTTACCATTGGGATCGGTCATTACCCGAGTTCCCTCATCTGTCGTTTCCAACAATGAGGTGGTCTGTGAAGTCTCTAAGGAGTTCCCCGCAATTTGGTTGTGTTGCACCAGGGTTGAATTCTCTTTAATTTTTAATATAAAATCAAACGCCATTTTTTTACTTTCTTCCAATGTAATACAGGCACCGCCAAAATCGGCTTTTTTACGATTTATCAATACATACCAACCATATTGTACATTGAATCGGTTAAGAGGTCTCACATATTTTTCAAAGTCATCATCTAATATTTTAACGTCTTTGAATCTCTGAAGTTTTTGTTCTTTAAAATGATTTATTACTCCATTGGATACTCTTTTTCTACTTTCATCGGTATGTCTAGAAGACTTACCTCCAGTATTTAAGTTGTAGCCATTTGGAAATAATGAATTATTTGCAATAATTTCTTCAGTTTCAATCGTATCGGCATTTTCTACACTACAATATTTGAGTAATTGTAGCGTGAAATTTTCGGTGCCGTATTTACGAATTGCGTTATTTAAATAATGACATTGACATTTTTTATCCGAAAAGGCTTCACTAATATGCGAACGGAATCTGGCTTCCATTCCATAG